ACGTTTCCCCAATGAAGTTCGTGCTATCCGCAGCGTAGGCGGTAAAATGGTCTGTGTAGAACGTGGCACTCCGCCGGAATGGTTAGCCTGTGCCCTACAGACTGTGCATACACACGAAGACGATCAATGGATTATCAATGATCAAGAGCGAGATATGAAATCACGTTATCCTGATATTCATCCCAGTGAATGGGCTTGGTTGGGCACTAAGTTCGATCAAGTCATTGATAACAACGGCACAGTCGATGAGCTCTATACTCAGATTAAAAGTCTGGTGTTAAATTACTAGGACGCCATCGAGTCTTGCTGACATCAACTTGACAGTTAAGACAGATAGTTTTTAAGTTTACCCAACTGCTATTTTGTAAGTTACCGTCTACGTAATAAACATTACTTTGCTCGGCTAACTTAAACTTGAACTGACAACGATCACACCGATCGCTTTTTTTGTACCCTGACCTAACCCAGCTGGGCACTTCAGGTACGGGTTTTCTTTTTCTGTGAATGCAACTGGTGCAGGCAGTACGATAATAGGCCTTGTTTTTTCTGTAATAGTTTAAAGCCACCGGATTAATTCGACATATAGGACAAATTTTTCTCTGCATGATGCTATTTATTATGGAAAGGACCTAGGAAAGGACCGCGTTCAGGGTGGTTTTTAGGTTTTAAAATAAATAATAGCAAAGGTTTCAAGCCTAAAATAAGGAAAAAATCATGGCTCTTGTATCTCCAGGAATTGAGGTAACCGTAATTGATGAAAGTCAATACTTACCTTCAGCGGTTGGCACCGTACCATTTGTGGTCATTGCTACTGCTGAAAACAAAACCATTAACGGCGTAATTGCACCAGGCACCACCAAAGCCAATGCAGGAAAGGCTTATGGGATTACCAGTCAACGTGAATTGGCTACCACATTTGGTGCGCCTATATTCCGTAGAACTGTCAATGACACGCCTATACATGGTGACGAATTAAACGAATATGGCTTAATGGCTGCTTACAGTGCATTAGGACTAGGAAACCGCGCATGGGTAGTTAGAGCAGACATCAACCTAGATGACCTAGTAGGAACTAGTGTACGTCCAGTGGGCAATCCGGTTAATGGGACCAATTGGTTAGACACTGCTACTAGTACTTGGGGCATTTATGAATTTGATGAAAGTATTAGTGTACTAGAAACTCCTTTTGTAGAAAAAACTCCAATCATTATTTCTTCATTAAATGATACTACAGGATCTCCTTCAGCACCATTAACCAGTATTGGCAATAAAGGTGATTATGCTGTTGTTGTTACAGACGATAACAATTTTATCTACAAAAAGAACTATTTAAACGATTGGGTAGCAGTAGGCAGTAGCTCATGGGCTGACACACTGCCTGTGGTTAAATCTAGTTTAACTTCTGTATCGTCGGGTATCAGCAATGTGCTGACTGGTGGTGCTACAATGACCATTAATAATGTCGCCGTGGTGTTTAGTGTAACAACATCATCAATGACAGCATTTGCCAACGTTATTAACACTACTGCTAATTTAACTGGTATTACTGCTACTGTTGCTGATGATAGAGTTGAATTTAGAATTACAGCAGCGGCAGCCAGCGATGGCGTTACTGCCGATGGTTTGTTGGTAATCAGTGATGATTCAGGATCGCCAGCTAGTCGTCTTGGGCTATTAGGAGATATTCCTGCAAATCCAGCTAACACTGCTGCTACATCAACAACCACTGTTAACGGCACAACTTGGACATGGAACGTTGGTCAACAGCGTTGGAGAGGCACTGCTACATTTAGAAGAGCCACTGTGGCACACGGCGGATTCGCTAGTGCACCACTATGGCGTAGAAGTGCCGCAACTCCTAGACCTAGTGGTAGCGTTTGGGTTAAGACTTCAGTACAAGGCGCAGGAACCAATCTAGTTTATAGACGTTACAATGCTTTGACCAAAACCTGGGTCAAATTAGCTGTACCTGTGCACAAAGATGGCTATGAAGCGATTTACAATCTAGACCGTGTGGGTGGTGGAACCAATATTGCTGTTGGCAGCGTGTTTGCCAAGTATGAACCCAGTAACAACGGATCAGCTGGATTTGAAATCTACACTCAACGTGTAAAAGGTCAAACCAAAGTGGTCGGATCAAACACTACCATGGCCATGGCTGCTGGTGACGCTTTTACCATGAAAGTCAGTCAGCCTAACACAGATCCTTCGGTAACTGCACCCACAGTAACTACTATCACAGTTGGCACAGTTTCAGGCGCAGCACGTGGTCCACAACAGGCTTTTGTACAGGCTATCTTAGGTGCAAATATTCCTAACGTTACAGCACAAGTAGAATCCACTGGTGCAGTGTCAATTACACATCGTTCTGGTGGTATAATTACTGTGACCAACACATCAGGCAACCCAATTGGCAATGCTGGATTTACTACTAGCACAGTAGGTATTACTCCAGACGTGGTGCCAGGAAGTTTAAATCTTACAAATTGGACTAAGTCTGTGTATACCTATAGCGCATCGCAACCATACACTGCACCAATCGACGGTAAGTTGTGGTATTATAACGATGCTACTGCTGTTGACATCATGATCAGTGATGCCGCTGGTTGGAAAGGGTATAAAAATGTAGCATCTGATGCACGTGGCTATGATCTCAGACTAACAGATCCCAATGGTGTTATTGTAGCTGCTACAGAACCAGAAGCACAAAGCGACAACACAGTGTTGGAAAATGGTGACCTATGGTTAGACACCAGCGACTTAGAAAACTATCCTAAACTGTACAGATATAATAAAGTCAGCGCCACATGGTCATTGGTTGATACCACAGATCAAGTAAGCCAAAACGGTATTGTATTTGCCGATGCTCGTTGGGACGCCAGTCTTAACACATCAAGCGTGTCAGTGGGCGGATTAGTTGATCCTGTCAGCGGGGATTATCCTAGCACAGTTACTATGTTGACCAGACTACAGACTGTACCCACGTGGCACATTGCTGTTTAACACACGTCGCAGTGGCTTTACTGTTAAGAAATTTGTAGTAAATTACTTTAATAGTACAGCATTTCCATTAGCAGTGACATTACCAACTCAGCGTTCAACCTGGGTTAGCCAACTTGGACTTAAGAGTTCTGGTGCACCAGCTATGGGACGTTATGCACAGCGTAACGAAGTTGTACAAGCCATGAAGGCCGCAGTAGATGGTAACTTAGACCTACGTGAAGAAGGTTACGCATTTAACTTGTTAACTGCTCCTGGTTACCCAGAACTAATTCCAAATCTCGTAGCACTAAACAACGATCGTGCTCAAACTGGATTTGTGATCGGCGACACACCAATGACATTGAGCAACACCACCACTGAACTCATTGATTACAGCAACAATCAAGCAGTAACCGGATCAGCATATTTGGCTCTATACTACCCAAGTGCATTGACCAATGATCTAAGTGGCAATGAGATCGCTGTTCCTGCTAGCCACATGATGCTACGTACATTCTTGTACAATGACCAAGTAAGCTATCAATGGTTTGCTCCAGCTGGTACACGCCGTGGTTTGATTGACAACGCAGTGGCTATCGGTTATGTTGATGCCAACAGCGGCGAATTCATGCGTACAGGTATTAGAAACAGTCTAAGAGATGTACTATATGAAAACCGTCTAAACCCAATTACCTTGATTAACGGTACAGGTCTAGTGGCATTTGGTCAAAAGACTCGTGCTCCTACAATTGGTACCACAGGTAGCGCAGTAGGCGGCGGCAGTGCTCTTGACCGAGTTAATGTAGCACGTCTAGTTAACTACTTGCGTACTGTATTAGGTGGCGTAGCCAGTCAGTTCTTGTTTGAACCCAATGATAAAATCACCAGGGATCAAATCAAACAATTGATTGAAAGTCTACTAAATGATCTAGTATCCAAGCGTGGTGTTTATGACTACTTGGTTGTCTGTGATGAAAGCAATAACACATCAGACCGTATCGCAAGAAACGAACTGTATGTTGATATTGCTATCGAACCAGTGAGAGCTGTGGAATTTATCTACATTCCATTGCGTTTGAAAAATCCAGGAACCATAGCTGGTACAGCAACAACCGCAGCTACAGCTTAATAAACCAGCTGCAAATAAGAACAGGCACTTAGGTGCCTGTTTTTGTTTAAAACTATTGTTAATGATCTTGCACTCCTGCAGAAATTTGGTTGAATAAAAGATAAATATTTTTATAATTTAGGAGAGAACCATGGCAGTCGCTTCCATGAACAGATTTACAGTGCCTTTACAAACCAACCAGACTAGCACTACTCAAGGTTTGTTAATGCCAAAATTACAATATCGTTTTAGAGTAACTTTTGAAGGATTGGGTATTGGTAGTTCGGATACATTAGAATTAACCAAGCAGGTAGTTAGTTTCAACCGCCCAACCGTGAGCTTTGCTGATGTCGATCTACATGTTTATAACAGTGTGGTCAGAATTGCTGGCAAGCATACCTGGGGTGATGTCAGCACTACCATTCGCGATGATGCAGCTGGTAATGTTAGTAGATTGGTTGGCCTACAACTACAAAAGCAATTCGACTTTATGGAGCAAAGTAGTGCAGCCTCCGGTGGTGACTATAAGTTTATTACTCGTTGCCAAATTCTTGATGGTGGCAATGGCAACCATGAGCCATTGGCTTTAGAAACCTGGGAATTGTATGGTTGCTACATCAAAGAAGCCAATTATCAGGAATTAAATTATAGCAGCAATGAGCCAGTGACTATTCAGTTAAGTCTGCGTTATGACAACGCTGTACAGGTACCAGGTGGCACAGGCATTGGTACCAATATTGGTAGAGCCATTGGCAAC